GAACAAAAACCGTCGGAAGCTGCTCAATGATGGCTGCCAACTTTGGTGGATTGATCCCGTCGATAGAGGAAACCGTAAACTGAGTATATAGTGTTTGCGACACCACCCGGTCAAACAGAACTGTAAACAACGAACCATTTGCTTGCGTGATCGTCACAGCTACGTTACCTCGCATCCCGCAGCCTGCATTTCGTTTATAATAAATCGCGTTTGCGACATCCGTGTTCGACCCACCGGCCACGATAGCCCAGATCGAATGTCCAGGCACGCCATTAGAGTCCGGGGTGCTACTGTCATTTTCATACAGGAGGGCGGTCGTCACCCCCACCACGTTGGAAAGGGCGGCGTAGAGCGCGTTGAAATAACCTTGCGAGGGCTGCTGGACCGACTTCTGGCGCCTCAACCTCAGGGCCTGATCAGTTTCCTCCGCGATACCTAACGAGGTATACGATGTCGGGTTGTTGACCGAAGTCCTTCCCACGACGACCGTCACCTGGTTAGTGATGGTGTTTGGAGCGGATTGGATCGGCCCATCTACAGTACATTGATAAGGAAAGCTATAGGTCCCACCGGTCGCCAGGTTCTGCGTGGTCTGGAGCTGGTACTGATTGCCGGCGTTGTCCGCCACGGTGTCCGGCGTCTTCGCCGTCTGGTCCAGGCCGTAGAGGGTCAGGGCTTGGGTGACCACAGACTGTATGTTCTGGACCGTAAACGAACCGGCTTGCCGCTCGATCCCGTTAATGGCGCAACGCTCGTCTAACTGCACCCCTACCGCCTGGTTGGGGTCAAATGACGAGTAGACCTGCGCCAAAAGGTCCTCGACATCCAGGCTGGCCTGTATCAGCACGTTCATGAGCTGACCGTCAGGGGAGGAGGATTGGAGGTTCACGTTGGTCCCGTAGATGGTCTGGAACACCGTGGTGTAGAAGGCCAGCAACTCGGCCTGTGAGGCCGTCTGAAGCCCTTGAGCAGTTAAACTATTTGGCATTTCACCCTCCCGGGGTCATGGCGACGTTCGCGGAGAACGAGGCGGAGTACACTGAATAAACCGTAATGACTGTGTAAGATATCGACAACTGCCGGGTGTGCCGGTTCAAGTTGACGTTCAACGTGGTCAATCCGGTGACCCCATCGGTGTTCAAGATCACGGACGAGATCGAGAGGTTCACCACCTGCTGATTCTTCTGCCCGAAAAGGGCCGGCCAATTCAGCCCGCCCTGCGGATTCCAGAAGCAGTTGCTCGTGAACTCCTGCAAGCGGCACTTGATCTGTTGCGCGATCGCGGCATTGCCTTGGAGATAGTTACTTTTTCCCCCGCCGAATTCCCAATCCCCATTCGCATTGAGCGCTCTTACGATAGATGGTTGTGCCATAGTCTACTCCAGTAACTGGCCAAGTTGATTGGCCGTTGTCGTAAGTTCCGAACTGATCGCGTCTATCGCGGCCGCATTCAAGGGTGGTCCAGAAACTCCACCACCCGTGATCACCCCGGAAACCGAGATGCTAGCGGTCTGTGACACCAGGCTTTTTACCTGGCTAACAAGCTGGGCCAAAAGCTGGTTCAATGTGTACTGCTCATTTCCGATCAACACCAGCTCATTATTCTTTCCCACCCCGATATTGGCGTTTCCTTTTTTCAAGAGGATTCGGTCCATGTCAAAGTTCGCGATCGCCTTAGCCTTAGACCGCACCCCTATCAATAATATAGCATCGCTGAACGAGTGTAACCTACTAGAGTTCAAGACCTGCCCCTCATTGACGAACCAGTTATCAATGTCGCGATCATTGAACAGGACCAAACATTCATCACCCGGGTTCACCGGGAATGACATGTACGAAGTCTGATCGCCCAAAAAGACTACGGGACAGCTAGCCAACGGCGGATAGGGGCGTTGGATGCCGATGTAAGAACCGTCGGCTTGCCTCTCCACAAACGTCTTAGAATAATTCATCGTTGCGCTGGCTGTCTGTGCAACTGGGTCAAAGGACACGATCGTCGCAAGGCCATGACAAAACATCCCCAAGAATATTTCTTTTTTATGTAAGTCAAGCAGGTCGGTTAGAGTAGGAACCGTCGCCGGAAACTGCAGGTCGGTTGGGAAGGTGCTGTTGACTCCATTGTTCATTAGCCCGCCCCCTGGGGATATACAATATGAAATTGGTTCTGTTGAGGAGGAAAGTGCGGAGAGAAGAGGCCTACTCCGGTTATAGCATCCCCACAGACCGCATCCGAGATCATCCCGTGATGCTTGATTGACACCACCTTGTAGTCTCCGGATAACTGCGGCTCGGTAACCGAGTCAAGATGGATGATCTGCCCCATCAAAAGCCTGGGTTCAAACAACATCTCAAAATCCAGAATATTGGCTTCCTGCACCGGTTTACCCAGCAACCCGGAATTACTGTTGATGATCGAGACGCCCTTGGCGGGTCGACATTCGTTTTGCCCCAAAATATTCGCGACACCATCATCGATAAAAAATCCGCTTGTCCCGGTCCCCCCGGTGTGCTGTTGAATCAGCTCCTTGGCCATGCCGGAAAAAGAAGTGGTACGTTTGACCGCGGCTCCATTGCCAACATTTCCGATCGAGCCTATCGTAACCCGGGGGAGCGCCTTACTCATCATATTCGTCACAATGTCCTTTTGTGTCGTCCCAGTAGGCACCGGGTCCCCGTAGTAATCTGAATCAGGGCTGATGAACGCGAAACTCCAGTCAGTCCCCTCTATCTGAGTGACTACATCAATTCCATCACGTACAGAAAAAGCCTGCTGCATAATTCCATTAAATACAATCGCTGTATTGTCAACATACCCTGCCTGGAGAATGACTGTACGTACGCTAAGAAAGTCATTGATATTTTTCCGGATCTGACTACGTCGAAGTGGTGATAGGTTGTATATCTGGAAAGATGCCGAACTAGACGATGAAAGGCAATCTTTGGTGATATCGAACATCAATGTGAAAGGAGGCTTGATGACCACATAATCTTCAGACGGTGCTGGCACCTGAACAGTCAACTGATAGTCCCGGATAAACTTCGCGTTTGCATACCCGTTCATGACGTAGCCCCGGCAAATAACTGGTCTAACTGCTCTATATCGGCGCTATCAAGAATGTAAAGCTTAGAGGCCGCTGAAGAAAGATCCTGGGGTTGTGAAGGCTCGTATCCAGCCGCTGTCAAACAGGCCAATCCAAAAGGGATCAAATTTCTCCATGACAAGAGTATGTTTATATTGTTAGTTATTCGGATACCGTATAGGGTAAAGGAGTTCCAAGTCAGACTCTTGATGAACCAGCCCAGTTGCTGCGCGCTATAGTAAAGGGTCAGTGTCACGATAGACCCATCCTCCAGGGTCACCCCCATGGTCTGGTTAATGTCATCGGTCCAACCTTGAATCAGCAGCATGGTTACGGCTCCTTATGGCGGCGGTGGAATTGATTCGGACTGTGTAAAACTGCCAAGGGCAGAAGTGGGCGTAGTTCCGTCATTCGTCGGATAAGTTTGTCCGAGGTTCGCGGAGGACTGCAAGTTCGACTGTCCCGGCGTCTGCAAGAAGGTCGTAGAAAACCGCATCATCTTGAATGAGACATAGAAGTCAGTGATTACCCGTGTAGACTCGTCTTGTGTAGCCCGGAGCTCCTCGATGGCCATGTTCGAGAAGACCGCCCACGGGGTCTGGATAGTGAACAATACCCTGTTCCGCCAGTAAAGGTAGAACTGTTGGAACACGGCCTGTTGCAACCCCTGGGATGAACCCTGCGACACGATCCCAGATGAACCGATGACAGTGTTCTGGCCGGCCCCAGATATAGCCCCCCAGGCAGAAACCAGGGTGTTCTGGGCGCTCTGTTCCGTCTTATAAGCGGCGGCAGCCTGGTTGATGGCACGCTGCCCAGCGGCAGTATGGTGCGGCACGAATGACGCCACGTTCAGGACGATCGCCTCGATCTGCCCGTTGGTCGGGATGGACACGGGAAAGATGTCGTTGAGCTCACCAATGAAACCGTGGACGGTGACCTTCTCCGGTTTCAAGGAGATCTGGTCCTGGATGGCCGTATT